GTATGAAGATGTTAGGAGAGCTACCTTGATGGTATCTGAATCCCAATCTACTTCCTTATTAAGCGCCTTAGCGAGGAAGTTACCGTATAGTTTTGATGGCATTATTTATTCCCCCCTTATGCTGAAGTCTTCTCAACGATTGCGAATGCTGATGCATCTGCAACTGCGAAGCCACGACGAATACGTGTCTTGAGAAGAACTCCATCCTTAGTAAATTCTGCATCACGAGATACAACTGACTCTACGCCACCACGGACACCGTTGATAAGCATGTTGCGGTTACCTACGATAAGTAGTGGGTTTCCTGCAGGTGCATCTGTTGCTGCTGCTGATGTAGCAGCGCCATAAGATACAACTAGTGGGTAGCCAAGAAGGCTTCCTGGTGTTGCATCTAGTGGGTTAGGCAATACGTACTCGTTGTTTGCTCCAACCATGCTGCGAATGTGTGCAAGCATCTTTGGGTGAGCCATGAATACAGTATTAGCTGCATCAAACTTGCTTGATGACTCTACAAGTCCAAGAGCATTTGAAATGTCTTCGAATGTTAGAGCTCCAGCAGTTGCAATCTTGTTGCTTGCTGAGTTGTACTGAGTTACTGAGTAGTACAATGAGTTGAAAGGCTGTCCGTCGTCGCCATCGCCTACAGCTGTTACGCCAAGGCAAGCATTGTCGAACTTACGAGCCCAACGTGAGGCCCACTCTCTCTTTGATGCTGTTAAAACATCTACGAGGTTATCATTTAGATCTTCCTCTGAAACGTGCATAATTTGTGCGTACTTACGTGCTGTTAATACGATTTCATCCAAAGTAGCTGATGCTTCTGGGATTGTTGCACCCTCAGCGACTACTTGTGGAGCATCTGTAACAAAACGAGGTACAGTCTTTGTGCGAGATGCCATGGTTTCACGACGAGCAAAGCGTTCTACTGCTGAATTAGCAATAAGGTCTTGAATGACCGCAGAACCTTGTTCTTCGAGAATATAACCATTAGCTTCTGTAAAATCTGTTCTAGCCATGTTTATTTCTCCTTATAATGTGTTATTTGAACTGTTGAAAATAGACTATCGTCCAATATATCTATGGTCGCAAGCCCAAACGTCCATCTGGAGCCTTGCATACTCAAATTATACCGCAAAACAGTACTATTTTCTACCCAGAACTGCCATTGCTTGACGTTCTGATGCTGAAATTTTTCTATCTACTGGTGTTGAGTCAGCAGAATCTGCTTTTCCTGCAACCAATAGTTTTGGATCAAATAATTCTGGAAAATCTTCCTTGATTCCCTTAATTTGATCTTCTAAACCAACTATATTTAATTCTTCATCAAATGATAATTCATCTAGTTTAAGATATTTAAATAATCTATCAGTATTGGCTAATTTAAGTTCAGCCAATTGCTGCATTACCTTTTCTCTTAACAATTTGCCAGAATACTTAGCATTTTCATTTCGATACTTATCAAGTTCTGCTTCCAGAGCCTCTTTCTCTTCACGAAATTGCTTAGCATCCTTTTTAGCACGATCCAGGGCAGCCAAAACTGCCGCTGGGTCTTTTATATCTGCCGATTCAGTCGACGTACCATCTAACTGAGCTTCTTCTGTCATTCTTGTCCTGTCTGTTCATCTCTTTCAGCTGCTGCCTGCTGCAGAGCTAGATTGTTTGAGTTTAAACCTGTTCCACGAAGTGCTACTTCTGTAGGATCAGCTTGTGGTGCTGTAGCGGCTGCAGATGCCTCAGCAACTTGTGCTGCTATTTCTGCATCGTAGCCAAGCTCCAATAGAATTTGTTCTAGTGGCATACCAACAGACTTCTTGCGAACTGCGATATCCCAACTGTCTACAGAGTCTACTGTCTCAGCGCTCTTCCAAATAATCTCAATATCAGCCTGAATTCCTTCTACTCTAACCATGAATTTAAATAAATCTCTCCATGTTGAGCCAAAAGCTAGTTGGCGATTAAGAACCTTCTTTGTAAGAGGTGCTTCAGATACACGAAGTGCTTCACCTGAAGGAATGTAGCTTCCCTTTGCAAAGTAATGTGTTGGTGTTGATGTAATAGCTGCCATTGCGTTTACAAATTCAAGAACTGGCTTTGTAAATGTGTCTGGATCTGCTGCTGCAAACTGACCAACTGCTGAAACACCCTGCAAATACCAAAGTTGTCCTGGTCCATTCTGCAATGAGCCAATATTCTCTCTTGCTGTGTCATCTTCAGAGAAATCATCAAATTCAGATGAGTTTCCTCCATTAGATAGCGCATAACGCTGAGGTGCACCCTGATAATCAACAGTATACATATGTGTTGAGATCAATTTGTTGATTGCATCTTGTGGACCATATGCATCAGCATGTTCAGGTCTTCCAAAAGGCTTATTTGTGCGGAAGTGGAATACTGGAATTTCTCCCCATGGGTTTGGAATAACTTCTGTTAAAGCAAAGTCTGGGGCGTGAGTAATTACTTCTAGATCACCCATTGACTCATATTTCTCAATACGATCTGGATAATACATATTCATTCTAATAATCTTCTTATCAGATTCAGTTACCTGCCACATTTTAGCTGCGTATGACTTAACTCTTGGGTTTTCTTCGTCATAAACAATTGTTGTGTGTAGTGGTGAGTTGTAATCAATAGCCAATTGGCCATTCATGTCTGGCCAAACGATTGCATAGCAATCTCCGTAGACCAAAGCCTTACGGTGGATCTCATTCATGTCGATTTTTAGATCTGTTTGTTCCCAAATCTGATTTATGTATGCATCTGCTGATGCAGATGTTGTTTGAACCTGAGCAACCTCAAGTCTATTTAGAACTGAGTCAACGACTGTCTTAGAGAAATTAAATCTAAAATCGCTTCCCTCATATCTAAACATTCTAAACCAGCGCTGATTTGCAAATACTTCTTTATTTGTGCCATCATAATAGGCATCAGCACGGTTGTATTCTTCTGTTTTGGCCGTAATGGCATCAAAAGCATTTTTAATGTCTGACATTTTATCTCCTTAAGTAATTTAATTGTCTTGCAAGCACTTTTGGTGCTTTATTGTCTAGGAAATACAGGATTCCTGAAACTACCGCATCAAGTACGTCGTCATGTGATACTTTTGGAAAGGACCACATCTGTTCTTCCAACGCAGGGAAATGAGCGGTATGTCTGACTTTTCCTTGCTGATAATAATTCAAAGCCTTTCCTGCACGGACTTGCTTTGAAACGGATTGCTTAATTGATCTATATTTAACAGGTATATTCTTAAATACGTCCTGCCATAGATCACCACCCTGGTTTGTTTCAACATATATGACTCCTGGTTCATAAATGTCTACTAGGCTGGCTATTCTTTCAGATAATTCAGAAGGAGATACTTTCAGCTGAAAAGCATCTCTTACATAGACTTTATCCTCTACTCTGGACAACACAGCAATCCCTGTGTAGTCAGAAACTTTATTCTTTGTTACTGCTGGGTCAATAGATATAATTGTATTGCCATACTCTTCCATATCTTCAATAATTACATCCTCAAATGTCCAGAAGTTACCATCAAGGTTAACTGGCTTATTCATATAGTTCTTAGCGAAGTCACGGAGGTGTCTTTGGCTTTGAAGCCACTCTATAGACCACTTCTCAGGCCATACAGAGCGTTCTGAGCCATCATCTGCTGTCATAATGGCTGGGAAGTAGTGAACACGTACATTCTGGTCTGTAATCCATTGTAATTCATTTCCACGCTGTCCTTCACCATATTTACGGAACTCATCCATCATAGAATTAGGCATAGTGGTGGTACCCACAATAATCATGCGGGCATAGATATTCATTGGGGCAATGTCGTCAAAGACTGTTCTTCGCTGTTGGCCAGCTTGATATTCCGAGTAATTCTTCTCTCCCTTTTCGATATCATCAAGAATAATGAGGTCAGGGCGTTGGCCAAAGACTTTCTTACCAAGCGAGTTAGTATCAATACCGTTAGCGTCGAATATAAAATCATTTGATTGAATAATACGCCAAGCGTTTGCTGCAAGGGAACGCCCAGTGCTTCCGACAATTTTAGGTGTGCATAGTTCTGGGAAATCTTGCTTGAGATATTCATTTGTCTCCAATTCATTCTTAAATGTTAATAAGTGCGTCTCAGCCTGAGAAGCAGCATCTGAAAAGGCAGCTACGAATTTAATATGACCATGAGCGGCGGCCCACAGAGGTAGAATCAAAAAGATCCATGTGGACTTGCCACATTCTCTAGGTGCAATAAATGCATCTCTATTCTCTTTGGGAGTAGTTGGCTTATTGATCCAAGTCTTTCCATATTCAGCAAGTGCCCAGTGAAATTCAGAAAGTGTAAGAACATCTTCGCTATTTCGTAAATGATGTGGCAAATATGTCAAAGCAAAGAGCATAGGATCATATTTAGTAAGTTCTCTACGCCCCTCAGAAATAGATAGCAGCATAGGATCTATGTCTCCTAAATACTCTGCAATTGTTGTCATATTCTCCTTTTTCCCTTTATATAATTTTTACTATAGAAATTTATTTACAGTAGCAAAAATACTATTTAAATATATTTATTACGATCAGGTGGTCTCTATATGAGACTTAAGGGAATGCTTAATAGATTCATTACGCATCTTGGCTTCATTAAGCATATCTACGATTGCTAAATCAGAGCCATCCTTAGATCTATTCTCATTGATATTAGTAGATTTACCTTCAATTAGATTG